TTCAAGCACAACAACTTACTAACTGAATCTTACTTCCGTTCAGGTAACCTACCTGCTCGTTACGAGATTGAGAACGGTGATAATCCTGATTACGTAGGAACTCTGTTCCACTGGGGTACATCGGTTATTATGGATGGTACATTCCAAGATGACGAAGCGTATCTATTTACTGCTTCTGGTATTACTCACAAGTATACCAACAGTTCTGCTAATGCTGCTCAGTCAAATGGAAACTCTACTATTGTTGAGGAAAGAGTCAACTGGTACTATAGAAGATACTTTATCAGACTACCATTTGATAATGGATCTTATGGATCAGTTCTAACGATTAACACTAACATCTACGAAGGTTCTGTTGCTAACGGATACTTTGTTGATGGTCGAGTGATCGATACTAGATCATATCAGTCAGGATCTACTTACTACGTATACATTAAATACTTAGAAGGTACATCTGACTACTTCCCAAGAAACTACTACTCATCAATCAACTCAACCCTAGGTAACCCTGCTGTTCCTAGTGGTACTACCTTCTCAGTTGGTGCTCCATCAGGTAACGAGAACTTGATTCCTGTTGATATGCCTCTAATTTCAATTAGATTGGCTCCATCAGTTGACTCCTCGATTACTGGAGCGTTAGGTGAAAGAGAGATTATCAACCGAATGCAACTTAAGCTTGACTCTGTTGGTATCTTGACTACTCATGAGACAGAAATTAGTCTAAGACTAAACCCTTCTCTAAGTACAGACACCTTCGAGAATGTGGAGACTCCTTCACTATGTCAGTTGGTTAGACACGCTTCTACCGATACATTAGCATCTGGTTCAACGATTCTATCGTTCAGAGCATCTGGATTAGGTGATGGTAATACAGCATCAACTAACTTCGACCTAGGTAAGATTAGTGCCTTGGGTAACTCAATCCTAGGTGGTGACGGTATCTATCCAAACGGACCTGACCTTCTAACAGTTGTAGCAAACATAGTTGACTCTTCTGGAGTTTCACTAAATAAACCCTACTCAATTGCTGCTAGAATTACATGGCAGGAATCACAAGCATAACCTAAAGGAAATACTAAAATGTCAGTACTAAAAGACTATACATCATTAAATCTAAACGGACAGGGTGCAGATGGCACCCTGGCAAGCTTAGAGGCAGCACTCAAAGACATGACCCCCGAAAGGTGGGACTGGCACAATGAGGAAGATGATGCAAAAAGAAGTGAGTTAGAAGCTTATTGGAACAAATGCGAAAATGAGCTTATAGCAATAACTGTAAAAGAGGAGGCAAACGGGCCTGCTAGGAAAGTGGCTGTAGACTTGTACAACAAGTACGCACCACCAAAACACTATCAAACGCTAGATTTAGCATAATAAAAAAGGAGGGGATAAAACCCCTCCTTTTTATTTGATTACTCCTACAAGGGAGTATCGGATATTTTCTTCATTATCAGCATCGTATGTTATACCATGCCATCTATTACCTCTGTACATAGAAAGCATATTTCTATCTGCTTTGATATATGCATACCTTTCAAATTTAGGTAATGGTTCATCTTCCGAATCTCCAAGATAATATACCCAATCACTTACTTGAGTACCCTCTTGAGGGCCTTGAGTGTATTCAGATCTATTGTCTTCATACTTAGATCTAAATTCTTCACAAGCTTGTCTCGATCTTCCGAGTTGCAATGTACTATAGTATTTCTTTCCAGATGTAGTTACAAATCTGAAAAAAGATGTACCAGTATTATTACATTGAGTAAGATACATGTTACATGCTATTGAGAATGGATCTACATGAGGAAGCCAATTGGTTTGACAAGATTTCATCTTAGGATAACAAGTATTTGTGTAGTATTCAAGACTACATTGACCTCTTTCATACTTATGCAATCCAGTATCTTTCCCTAAACTATAAATGTTATCACCTAGTTGTGCTACCAGTTTACTTTCTAGTGGTTGTTGAAATCCAGGAGCATTACTGCTCATGTATGTAAATCTATCTTCTACTATACTTTTTGTTCTATCTTCAGATGGTATATCCTTTAAGAAGTCTATAACTTCATCTGGTCTTTTAAAAAGATCATGAACAGTAACATATCTCAGACCAGTTTCTTCATTAAACTCCTTATTGATTTTTAGATCATCAGTAAGCTCAAATATAGAATCCAATTCTCTACTTGTATATCTGTGGTAATCTGCTAGTGTTAATTTATCCTTAGTATAATCTCTCATAGTTAATAATCACTGTCCCATCTTTGAGCTTCTTCTGTAGGTGGCATTTGTCCATGCTGCATTTGGCCACTTTGGTTTCCAGCAGAATCTTGTTCTTGTGTACCTTGTTTTTGATCTTTAGCAACATTAAGACTGGTAACGAATGTATATCTTTCACCCGTACCATTATAGTCATCAGTAACCCATTTACCAGATTTAAAGATAACCATTCTATTTTTTTGTGCTTCTACGAATCTAGTTTTATCGTAGTACTTAGTTTGTTCATAGGGTGAAAATTGTTCTAGTTCTGGTTGAACTGTTACAAAAACATTCAAATAATCTTGAATTGCTTTTGCATCTTCTCTATTATCAATCTTTGCAAGATCTTCTATACCAGTATATCTATTACCTTCAAATATAAGATCATAGAAAGATATACCATTCTCAGGATCTATATCATCACCTAAGAATACATGACATGCATACTCAAAATCTAACATAGGTGCTGGCCAGTGTGCACGTTTGTGCATAACCATATTATCATGTTGTAGAATACCAGTTACCAATCCACCTCTGGAAAGGTTACTGAGATATTGCTTGTCTTTTAAATATTCGTTAACTTGATGTGGAACAAATTCTGCTTCTATTAAAACTTTATAAAGTTCTTGAAACCATCTATCAAAGTATTGGTTTGGAAGTAGTTGTGTTATACCATTAGGAGTTCTGAATTCAGGTTTCTGCTCCTGTTGATACATAAGTCTTTTAACCTCATCAGCAGAGTCTGCAGGAAACTTTACAAGACCATCTTTAACCGTATCTGGATCTACAAAAAGATTATCTACAACTACATAGTCACCCATGTCTTGTATATCAATATCTTCACTGATCTCCATGATATCATGGAAATCAAACTGGTGAAGTTGATCTCTTATATTACTCATAATATTGTACTTTATTCAGGAACTACTGGTTGATTGGTTTGATTTGGATCAGGTTGTGAAGACTCATTATCAGTAAGAATTTTTAGTTGACCATCTTCTACAGTTGCATCTCCACCAGCAAATACAGTTTGGTTTCTACCTTCACCTGCTTTTTCTGGATTAGCAAAATCGGATGGACTTCCCATTGATCCAAACTCACCTTGATCAGTAGGATTATCTGTAACTATAGTTTGCTTCATATCAGGTTCTATATGAACTGTATTCTCTGATTGATATCTACCAAGAACGTCTAAGTATGATGTTATAATATCTTCATGGGGTTCATATACTACTCTAACAAAGTCATATGTGAATTGGAAATCTCTATCTGCAGATAAAGGAGCCCAGAATCTAAATCCAATATCAGCTTGCTGTACATCTTCAGGATTAGGAGCTTCTTTTCCTAGATCCTGAGTACTACCAGGCATAAAATCTATACAGTAGGGAGATTCAACTTTATACCCTAAAGCTTCATTCTTTTCTTTATCCATCACTTCTTTGATATCACCAATGACTGTTTCACCAGTTTCCAATATCAATAGTTTAATACTCATTTTACTTATTCCACATATGGTATAATTGTACAGTATAACCCGTCTTATGTCAAGTTGTCGTATGACGATAAATATGTTATACTATAGTTATTTAGATCTGAAGAAATGAGTGAATCTGGAAAAGGCTTTGCGGATACTACACCAAAAGAAATATCCCCTGATGTAATATACGTTGATGAAAAGGGGAGACCTTTATCGTATGGACATAAAACACCTGTTTTAAAAGAACATCCTGATAGAGAAACACCTCCTCTATTGAAAGATATTCCTTTATATGAGTTGGTACAAAAGATTGAAGCTAAGCATGGACATGATTTGAACATGATTATTGAAGCTTTCTTGAAGAATCAATCAGACGAGAATGAGCATATCCGTGATAGTGAGATTCTAGAGGATGGTATGGTAAGAGCTGATGAAATATATTGGTATTGCGAATTCCAAGAGCAAAAGAAAATCTTTGATCACATTGCTGCTGTTGAAAGATGGTTCTTAGAAGAAGTAGAATACAATCCCGAAATCCCATATACAGCACCAACTGAAAATGAATCAAACTAGAGTATGGTCAGAGATGCATGACTTAAACAAGGAAGCACAAATACATGAGGTTTTTCCTAAATCTATTTGTCGTCATGATAATATATGTTTGGATTTGATTCCAGATATGCTTGAGATGATGGAAGAGATCAAAGGACAGACTGCTGGTAATGGAGCTCTCAATGTAAATTCAACTCATACTACTATAGAAACTCTTCATAGATTACCAGTATTCAGAGATCTAAGTAAAGAAATTCTCAGGGTAGCTAGAGGATATATGGTTGAGTATGGTTATGATAATAACAGAGCAACCAATTTGTTCATGGGTGGTATGTGGTTCAACCATTCAAATAAAGGAAACTTTCTATTTCCTCATACTCATAGTGGATCTTTTCTTTCTTGTGCTTATTATCTAAAAGCAAATCCAGAGAAACATAGTATTATCTTTACTGATTTTAGTAAGAATATTTTTGAAGAACCAGCCAATTTTAATAACTTAAGTGAATCACACTTTGGTATGCCTTGTGCTCCTGGAAGACTTTTGATATTTCATTCAGATTTTCCTCACGCTGTTCCATTACAAGAACATGAAGAAGAAAGAATCGTTATATCATGTAATATGGTATTGAAAACTACCCCCTTAGATGCAAGGTAGAAATGCACGAAGCTAAATACCATTAGGAAACTATTGGTATTCGTATGGCTGCTCCTAGCACGAAGGCTGAGTTTAAAGATTACTGTCTCAGACAGTTAGGTGCTCCAGTCTTAGAAATTAATTTAGATGACGATCAAATTGATGATCGGATAGATGATGCTCTCCAATATTTCCACGAGAGACATTATGATGGATCTGAGAGGATGTATCTTAAGCATAAGTTTACAGAAGCAGACGTAACTAGATTCAATGAGCAGAACGAAGTTCAGTCTACTACTGATCCAGATGGAGCAGGTTGGGAGAATAGAAAGAATTTTTTAGAGATACCAGAACATATATTTGGTGTCTCTAAAGTTTATGGTATCAGTTCAAGCTTTGTTCGTAATAGTTTGTTTGGACTAAACAACCAGTATTATTTGATGGACTTGTTTTCCTATACTTCAGGAACAGGTCTTGCTTTTGGTGGTGTTGATATGGTTAACTACTACATGGTTAAGCAACACTTTGAAACCATTGATATGATTATCAATACAGGATCTTTAGTAAGTTATAGATTTAATACTAGAGCAGACAGATTGTATATTGATATTGATCCAGATAGGATAGTTAAAGATCAGATGCTGATTATAGATTGTGAGAGAGCATTAGATCCAAATACATATTCACAGGTCTGGGATGACTTCTTCCTCAAGAAGTATGCTACTGCATTACTTAAGAGACAGTGGGGGCAAAACTTAATAAAGTTTAATGGTGTTCAACTTCCTGGTGGAGTTTCCATTAATGGAATGCAGATCTATAAAGAAGGACAAGAAGAAATAGATGAGCTCATGGAGAAGTCCATCAGCACATTTGAATTACCACCTCTGGATATGATAGGATGAAGAAGGTATACTTTCCTCAACACGGTGGTGCTACTACCGAGCAGTTACTGGTACAGGACTTGGTTGATGAACAAATCAAGTTGTTTGGTACTGATGTTTACTACATTCCTAGGAGTATGCTTAGGGATAAGACTCTTGGTGAGGTAATACATTCAGAGTATAACCAAGCATATATGATAGAAATGCTACTGGTTAATGTTGAGGGGTTTGGATCTCCATCTGAATTCATCAGTCAGTTTGGTGTAAGGATCACTGATGAGATCAAGTTTATTCTCTCTAAGAGAAGATGGGAACAGTCTGTAGTACCTTCTGTAGGTCTTACTATTACTGATAGACCTAATGAGGGAGACTTAATATACTACCCATTAACAGAGAACGCATACGAGATTAAGTTTGTTGAGAGAGAAACTCCTTTCTACCAATTAGGAAAACTCTATTACTATGAGATCACTGCTGAGATCTATGAGCAGGGTTCTGATGAGTTTGATACTGGTATAGCAGAGATTGATGAAATAGAACTAGAGAACACATTTGTTACTACACTATCTCTAAGTGCACCACGTACTACTGCTACTATGACTAGTACATTGCAAGGTGGTAATTTGAATGATATTACAATTGATGGTGGTGGTAGTGGATATAAGACTGCACCTTTGATTACAATATCAGATCCACCTGATGTTGCTGGAGGTGATATACGTGCTACTGCAACATGTACTGTTTTAAATGGTGCTGTTAATGCTGTTACTATTACCGATCCTGGTACTGGATATACTGCTGCACCTACAATAACTGTTGCAGCACCTGCCTTATCTGTCGATTTCCAAGCAAGAGAATATATTGTTGCTGGTAATTTCCAGAATCAAGGTGGTGATAGAATTTGGGCAGCACAAGGAGATGGTAAAATATATGTGGAACA